TAAAGAACTTTTATTATTTTCAGAAGAACCAGAAGAACCAGAAGATCTAGAAGATGTAGAAGATGTAGAAGAACCAGAAGATTGAGATCCTTCAGATCCTCTAGAATATCCTGCTTTTACAGCATCTCTAATCTTTCTTGCTCCTCTTACTGCAGCTCCTGCAGCGTATCCAGTTGCATAAGAGGCACCTTTTACCCCTTTTTTAACCATCCCTCTCAGTTTTTGACCTGTTGTTTGAGCAGAAGATTTTACAGTATCAAGTGCAGATGTCCTTCTAGACATTCTTTGTGTTTTTGCAACTGCTCTCAACTTCGCTCTTTTAACATCAGCAGTACGCTTTCTTGCTGCAGTTTCAGCATACCCTTCTTCAAGAACCTGTAATGAGTTATCAACAGATTCAACGATTGAATCTACAATATAATCTAAATCATAACCTTCATCAAGAAGTTCAATAATAGTTTCTTCAACAATTTGATGAATAAAATCTTCATTCATCAAATAAATCTCAGCATCAGTGATTTCTTCAAAAATATCTACTGGTCCAGAGTTTTCATATTCAATATCTTCTAATACTATTCCATCAATAGATTCTATTGCATTTTCTAAAACTGGATTTATTGTTACAGTATTTTTTTCTCCTTTTGGCATTTCATTAATCTTTTCACTTTTATCCTTTTTGTTTTTATACTTATCATCAAGTTCTATTAGATCTCCTCTCCAATCAGAGAATGACTCTTTTCTTAGTTTATTAGGTCCACTAAACTTTCTTTTACCATCTGGAGTTGGAACGAACTCACCATATTCCCCTTTATGTTGATCATTATGTTCTACATCACCATCAACATCAGTATCTATTCTTTTTGCTGCTTTCTTTACAAGAGACTTTAAATCTCCAGAGGGAACTTCAATTTCTCCATGAATATTTCTTTCTTCATTAGCTTCTTTATCATTATCATACCAAGTTTTTGGTTTTGTTTTTTTCTTATCTTTGTTGCTTTTTTTGGGTGGAGTAATCATATAAATTTCATTTACATCATCACAATCACATTCTTCCTTTCCACACTTTTCACATTCATCATCACCCTTTTTCTTAGAGATTGCTTTGGAGATTGCCTTTCTCTTATTTTTTATATACTTATCATTTTTGTCATTTTTAATCCCATCATTATCAATATCATCATCTTCTTTTCCAACAGGATCAAGTGCTTCTTTTCTAGTTCTAGTTCTTGTGCTTGCTATAACAGCATTATCACCATGCTTTGCTTTTAGTTGAGCAACAACTTGATTAAAGGCATCCATAGAATTGCCAGATGGTTTTTTCTTAGGTCCAGTTGAAGAAGATGGTTTGGATGAAGATGGATATCTAGTATTTCCATCTACACCACCTGTCTCCATACGACGATCTCTTAGTCTATCAGCACCTTCTTCTGCAATTTGATCCAAATAAATTTTGGAAATATCGTTAAGATGAGTCATTAGTATAAGCTTTTACTTTTTGGCCTTATACTTATTTATAAAATTCCTAATAGTATACATATCAGACATTTTCATAGTATATTGAGTTAATGATGGAGTTCCAACTTCTCTTTTATCTGCTGTAACACCACAAACGTCAGTAAAAGATTTTCTTTCCATAACATCAGTTATCCATGATTTAAACATAAGATTATCTTGCGTTTCACAAATAAGATAATTTGTCCCTCTACGAATAATTTTCCCTCTGAGTCCAGTATTAAGATTCTCTACAATGGTTCCAGTTTTAAAAATATTACCATCTACATATTTTTCTCTAAGAGAAGCATAATGAGATTTTGGAGATATTTTCCAAAGTTCGATCTCCTCTTTAGTTTTAACTTTCATTCCAGATTGAACATCTTTAAAAAGTTTTTCAATGTCTTTAAATGATGGAGGAACTCCACTTCTAAATGCATTTATATTATCTTCAATAGCTGCTTGTCTCATTTTAGAAGCTAGCTCTGTATCAGAATCTTTTTCTCCACCAGCAACAACTGTAATATCATTAAAGTTATATACACTTCCATTATGCTTTTGGGCAAGACTTCTAAACTCAGCAAGTCTATCTGATCCAACTACAATGGTTACTTCACTATAACCATCATTCTCAGCAGCTTGAAGAACATCAAATATAGTTATCATTTTTTCATCATTAATAATATTTTCCTTAAAATCAGGAAACATTTTTTTCATATATCCAATTTTGGGATCTGGTTTTAAGGGATTTCTTTCAGAATCTTGAACTCTAGAAGGATATATTTTTAAATCCGAGTTGCCTGCTACAGTTCTTGCAGAAACAAATAGTTGTTTATGTTCTTTAGTCGGAGGATTAAATCTACCAAATACTATAGTAAGTTTTGCCCCACCATTTTCTTCTGTTTCTGGTATAGATGGTTCTGGATTTCTTTCTATCTTTGGTCCTTTATTTGCTGGATTTGGTACATCCTTTCCAGGTCTTTGACCCTTGGTATAAAACTTCAAATCTCCTGCTTCAGTTTTTGCAACAAACTCTCCAGACGCATTATACCATCCACCATGGCCATCTCCTCTGAGTCCCATTTTCTTAGCTCTTTGGGATGCTAAAGATGCTTGTGCTTCAGATAAAAACTGATTAAACCTTTTCATACTATTTACTGATATATTGTATTTATTTTCTCAAAAACTTAGCATATTTTATATTTCTCATAGACATTATTTCATCATTATCTATCTTATGGAAATAACCTGCAACTTCTGGCCAAGTATAGTTTCTAATATCTGCGCCATCTAATCCAACCCAATGGAAGTTCAAACCAACAAACCCCCATCGATTAACTTCGAGAATAGCAACTAAAGGATGCTGATCATAAAGTAAGTTAGGAGTTTTTGCATTGTATATAAAAGTATAGTAGTTACCAACATCAGGAGCAACATCAAAATCATCAAATACATCAATGATTTCTACCATAATATCTTCTGCATCAGTAAGACCTTCTATCCTTTCTTCAAGTATTTCTAATCTAGTTTTATTTCTTTTTTCCTTTTCTGCCCTTTGCGCTTCTAGTTTCTCTCTTTGAGAAACTAGAAACGATTTATATTTTACTGTACTTTTTCTTTTTTTTCTAGGCATTTGCCTTAAATATCAAACTCTACCTCTGGTTTTAAATTTATCAGTTTTTCCGCCTTTACCATAAGTATGTACAGTAACTTTAGGTCTTCTAGTGTCTACATTATAAGGTTTTTTAGGTTCAGGTTTAATCATAGATTTTCCATGATATTCTGTATCGCCCGACCCTAAAGGTTTTTTGTTAGCTTTTTTTTTACCTAAACCAAAAAGTTCTTGGACATCATAAAGATCTGCAATCTGTTCCATATGCTCTTCTGTAATCTCATTTGCCATTATCCAGTTTACTTCAGAGAAATCATCAGCAAGTCCTTCGGATATTAGGAAATCAGCTACAATATCAAACATATCAAAACTATTATTCAGTTTCTCCATTTTCTTTTTACCTGCTTTTGCTGCTCTAGAGAGAGCAAAAGTAACTTGACTTGGTTTTCTTAGATTTCCAGCATCAGTTCTTGAAGTTGCTCCTTTTGGAGGAAGTGCTCTTCCTTTGCTTGAAGGACCATCTCCAGAACCAGTAGTGGACTTAGAACGAATAGTTCCAGCAGCACCAGCACCAGTTGATCCAGTTACATCCTTTCTAGATACTTTCTTTTCCACTGCCTTAGGCGTTGGCTTAGGTGCTTCTGCTTTACCAGTCACTGCCTTACGAATATTCTTTACAGCAGCTTTTTTCATGCTTGCTTTTGCTCTTCTAGTAGATCTTTCAGCAGATCTATCTCTACCCTGCATTGCTTGCTTCGCTTTTTCAACACCAATACCAACTTTTTTTGCTGCTCTCTTTACACCTTTTTTAATGGAAGAAAGAACTCCTCTTGCAGCACTCTTAATTTTTTCTTTTCTTTCTTCTCTCTTTTCTTTCTTAACTACGGCAGCACCAGCCTTTCTTGCTTGTCTAGCAGATTGCTCCGAAGATCTAGCATAATCACGTCTTGCTTTAGCACGAGCTGCCATATCAACTCTTGCTTCAGTTAGGAAAGTATCTTCAAAAAGATCTTCTAGTTCTTCTACCTCATAACCTTCATCAAGAAGATCGTAAATAACTTCTTCTACAACATCGGTTAGTTCTTCATCATCAAGACCATCAATGAAAGAATAATCTTCTTCTAAATATTCTTCACGAAGTTCTTCATCATAAACTGCAGAATATGCTTCAATTAGAGATTGTAGATTTACCGTTTCCATTAGTTTTATAAAAATACTCTTTATATTGGTATTTATAAAAAAAGACTCTCAAGGAGTCTCCGATTCTTTTTTCTTATTAAATCCAAAAGGTGTTTTCTCTTCTACTTGTTTTTTCATTACAAGACTTGCAAGAGATTCCATAACTTTTAGAATATCTTCAGTCTTTGCATTTTCTCCAAGTTCTTTTGCAACATACCAATATTTTTCAAAGAACTCAGGACCAACTTCTTTATAATCCTCAAGTGTTATTTTCTTCATTTTTATTTTGGTTTACTTTTTTTACTGTCTCATGGAGTTGTTTCAATGCTTCAATAGTTTCAGGAGTTTCTTCCCATTCCCAAGTGTCGCCAGATTTAGTTACAAATTGTCGTGTAGTCATAGATCTCCTTCTTTACGATTTTCAGAATAGTGAACGTCAAAGTTACCACCAGGATAACGTGCAACTAGTTTAGCAACATTCATCTCCATAACTTCATCAAGAGAAATGTCTAGACCAATACACGCTTGAGCAACATACCACATAATATCACCCAGTTCCCGTTTTAGATGAAACATGTTTTCTTCGTTAACAGGTTTTCCTTGGAAAATAATCTTTTTAATAATCTCAGTGAACTCACCTGCCTCTGCAGACATTCCTACAGCAGCAGTAAGTAGTCTTTCTGTAGGAAAATTTTCATTTTCAAGTTCAAAGATTCTTGCAGCAAAATCAGGATAGTTTTTACTTTCTTTAGATGTTACTGCATCTACAAACTCTACATACTTTTTAGTATCAACGTTACTCATAGATTTAGTACCTTTTTTGTGGGTGTAAGTTAAAAGCTGAATGCTCCAAATTTTTCTTTTAGATTTGTGCTCTTTTCTTTATAAGTATACTCTTCTTCTTTTCCTTTGTCAAGGATATCATCTTGTGCAGATTGCTCAACGTCAAATAATCTCATTTTAGAACGATCTATACCAATAACAAATCTTTTATTAATAGTAGGATCATTATAACGATTTTTTAGTTGTTTTACCATGATCTGTCCCAACCCCTCAAGGTCATCTGTAGAAATAAGGGCAAACATAAGATCAGCAGTAGCAGGAAGACCAAAGGACTCACTAGTATCAGTGAGTTCAACATCAGAGCTACCATAACCAGAGCGAGTAGTTTGGGTGGCTGATACGATAGGGACATTTGCTTCGACTGCAAGACCCCTAAGTTCTTCAGCAATAGCTTTAATATAAGAATATGAATTGACAGTGCTGTTTCCGCGATACCGAGAGGAAGCACATATATTAAGGTAATCAATGAAAATAATATCAGGTCTAAATGACTTTTTAAGTGCCAACTCATTAAGTAGTGCTTTAAAATGTCCAGCATGGGCAGATGCTGTTGGATATTCTTTAATTATAAGAGTACCTTGTGTCTTTTTATGAAGACCATTTATTTTATTGTCAAATATACTTTTTGGCAATTCAGAAATATCTTTAATATTCACATTCAAGAGATTTGCGTCAATTCTTTCAGCAATGCGTTCTTCTGCCATTTCCAGCGTAATGTACAGAACGTTCCTCCCTTGGAGCAAGACGGAGCTAGCAACATGGCACATGAATAGAGACTTGCCGACACCCGTACCAGCAAGAGCGACATTAAGAGTTTTATTAGGGAGACCACCTTTCGTGATTTTGTTAAAGTATTCAAGATCAAACTCAATTTTATCCTCCTTTTTTCTATAGAACTCATATCTTTCTTTATAATCATTTAAATAATCATGACCTACATGATTATCAAAACTAACTGCTAGAGCATCCTGAAGAATAGATGGAATAGAATCTCTACTCTTTTCTTCAGAATCTGCTATCTGAATAGATTCGATTAGAGCCAGATAGATTGCACGATCACGGCACCATTTCTCTGTTGTATCAATCAACCATTGCTCTTCAGTTTTAATAGGATCTAAATTATTGATTACATTACATATTTCAACATATTCAGATTGATTAATATCTGTTCTTTTTTGACACTCAATTAGAAGGACTTCTGTAGTAGGAACTTCATTATAGTTATCAACAAAGTTTGAGATTTCTTCAAAAACTATTCTTTGGATATTATCTTCAAAGTATTCTTTTTTAATAAAAGGAATAACTTTTCTTAGATATTCTTTATCATTAACTAAACTTTTAAGGATTAAAAACTCAACTCTTTCCATCATTTATAATGCAAATAAGAACTCATGATATATTTGTTGTTACTTATTGGAATACTACCTTTATGTGGGTACATCCAAAGAGGTGGAAACATTAATAGTGTACCACATTTTGGTACAATATGCCCAAAATCAAAAATAGTTTCTCCTCCTTCATGAACATCATTTAAATAAAACAAATAAGCAAGGAATCTTTTAGAAGTTTGATGATCAACTACATCAACATGAATATCAAATTGTTGATCACTATTTTTTTCATATCTTTTTATTCGTATCTCTTCATAAAGATATGATTGTGGAAATAAATTTCTTCCAACTTTATTAAGATAAATATC